ACTAGTACGCGGAGTCGTAGTAGACAGAATGAATTTGGAGACATAAAAATGTCTCATGACTCTTTTGTGAAAGCTCTGAATTCTGTTATTAATAACATAGAAAATAAGTGAAGAAAAGGCTCAGTGAGGTGAAGTGTTGATGTTAAGGGATACAGTTGCCAAGTTAGATAGAGAGAAGATAGAGAACGAGAACATTAAGTGGATTCATGAGAATTTGGATGACATACTAGCCAGTCATCCAGCACGGTGGTGCTTAGTAGACGGTGGCATAGTTAGATTGGCTTTAGTTGAGTTTTTTGACTTGTTTAAAACAGTGTCGATAAGGGATGACTTCTCAGAGGGAGCAGTCTATTTTTATGCCTCCAGAAATGAACCACTTGCAATCTTCCGCTCCCTTTAGTTTAGAGTTACTTGCGGATGTTGATATTCTGGCAAAATCTATAGATGTAGATTTTGTGCCAGTAAGTGATGTCGTTCTTTTTAAGTCTTTTGATGTGCCTTCATGGGTATCATTGAATGATTTAAGTAAAGGCACTCTTGTTCATAGACTGATTTCTGATATACCTTCTCGTCCCTCTGATAACTGGTGGCTTACAGCCCTAGATGTTATCAATAAGCATTCTCCTTTTGAAACTGAACCTGCTGCTTGTGCTGCCGAGATATATCTGGCTCGTGTTGCTCAAGCTCATATAGATGCGGGTCATGTCCAGCTTGATTATATCGAGGGTAGAGATGCTGGCATGGAGTTTATAGATGCCAAAAATGATGATATCTCGCTTCTAGAAATTGTAAAACAAGAAGCTGGTGTTCAATCAGCACCTGTGACTGCTACGGTAAGAGAGGCTCAAGCAACATTTGAGTTACCTGATACTTCTTCGGAGACGATTTCTGCTGTAGACCCTAGTGTGGGAGGTGAAATTGTCGATTCCAGTGGGACACAGATTGCTGGAGGAAAATTAGCTTCAGGAATAGAGAGTATAGAACTTCAGAATGATGGAGAAGAAATACAGCACGATAATGTAATGGGTGCCGCTATAGACGGCTTAGGTTTAGCTGGTGACGGTGAGATTGCGGCTGTAGTAACTGAAGAGGAGAAGGCTAAAAAAGGTCTTCTGGATGACATTGAGTTAATTCGTCAAAAGATTGATGAAGCAGAGAGATTAAGGACACTTTTAGAAAGAGCAGAAACTTTAACTGGCGAACAGGATGCCGTAAAACGTATTGAATCCCATGTTCATCCCAGTCATCCTATTACTGAAGGTCATGATGATTTGGAAATGAAAGCTGGGGGCACTTGAGGTGGGACCCATGGATGAGTTCATTCTAGATAATTCACCTACATACTCTCTTGAAGTTAATTTTGCCGAAATAATGGCTATTGAGAATTATCTTCAAAATTATCAAGAGGATATAGTAGAGGACCGAGTAGCGGCTATTCCTATAAATAGACCTGCTACTTTTTCTAAGGACTTACTTTTAAAGGTTGCTTCGACTTATGTCGAATTATATGACAATAGGAATGACTTAGATAAGTTTTCTTTATTGTTTTGTACTGAAGACCAGTTATGGACTCTTAGACAGATTGTTCCTCCGAACGTAACTTTTAATAATGTTGCTATTACTCCCATTTTAAAAAAGAAAATTCTTGAAGGAATTGTAGCTTTGAACAGTGATGTTCTTGATTATGGGAATATTTCCAAGGAGCAAGAACAGAGTAAGTATGACGTAGCTGAGGATATTATAGAGTGGCGACGACTGAATCCATAGTAAGTAACGGAGTTCAAGAAGAGATTGCGCTTAACCGTGTAATTAAAGCTCTTCAAGAAATTACCGTACATAACGAATATGAATCTGATAACCATTCTTTAGAGTTTGGTGAGAAGAATACTATTTTCTTCGTTAAATTAGATGGTGCCGTTATTTATGCTGGTAAAGATGGCAAACACGCTGTTGCCATGTTTTATGACCAGATAGGAAAGATAGATAAAGACGAGAAAAACGGCGCAGACCCAGAGTTCAGTACCTTACGTGAGATTCTAATATCACGTAATAAACATGTTAAAGAGTCCTTAGCTCGTCTGGGTCATCATGCACTGGCTAATTCCCTTGATGGTCTTGAATTTACTTCGACTACGTTTTCAGACCTCTATAAATCTATTCTTATTAAGACAGATTCTAGGCAGCTTAGTTTTGAGGGTTATAATACCAAGAATTTTGATATGTGTCCTACTTCTGTGGAGGAGTTTGGAAACCTTATTGAAAGTTATAAAGAAGAGGATGATGACCCTTGGTTTGAGGACCAGTTTGAGGAAGCCAGTGAAGCTATTTTAAGAGCTATGAAGGCTACTGATATTTTTCTTGGTATTGAGAAAAAAGTTATAGAAAAAGAAAAAGTTACTGTTAATGAGATAAAGAGAATGGTGGGGGCTATAGAAGATTCTCATCACTTTCTTGGTGAATTAGCAAGAATTATTGGGGATGACCTCTCTGATAAGTTTGATTACTCTTCAGAACATCTGATGACTGTCCTTCAGTTTCATGAAGGAGATTCTATTTCCAAGGCAATATCAGGACCTCCTCCTGTAACAGGAGGATATGACCCTACTGGAACATCTCCGACATTGAATGTAGGGGTAATTGCTGAACAAATGGTGGGAGGCATTCATACTAAAGTAGCTGAAACGAGTGCTGCAGCAACACATCCCATACCCAAATCTTGGGAACAAGGTCTAGTTATACCAAGTTCAAGTCCAAGTTCTGGTGATTCTGGTGAGATTCAGACTCAGGCAGATGGAATCTTAGATGCTGCTACCAATGAATTAGGTGAAGAGGATAAGTGGCATACCCATAAGGAAGAAGAGGCTCTTGTTCCTGAGAGAGAAGACACTGATACAGATAAGATAGTTAAGGCAATTATTCCTGGGAGTGACAATTCTGTTCTTTTATTGAAAGATGTGAGGACACCTTTCTGGGACTTACCTGGAGGTCATATTAAGGTAGACGAAGACCCTGAGGACGCTCTCCATAGAGAGGTAAAAGAAGAAACAGGGCTTGATATTGTCATGTCTAAAAAGCTCATGACACGACCTCTTTATGTAGGTGACCCTGTTACAGAACAAAGAGAGATAACCTTTTACTGGGTCAGCGTTATCGGAGAAGTAACACTCTCTGAAGAACATGATTTATACATATGGGCACCCTTTGACAAAATACGTGAGTTAGACTGTGGGGCTTTTGCTGCCATTCTTACTGACCTAGGTAAGAGAGTAGGGGGTGATATTCCTTCTTTTGAGGCAAAGGAAGAGGGAGTAGCTCAGGTTCTGGGTGCTTCGGAAAGCGAAGTAGATAATGTTCATAATTACTCTCCTAGAGATGAAGCACGTATGGGGGAGAAGCTAACCGTTCGGAAAAGAGGTCCTGATATAAAGGTCGTTGACCTTTTAGATAAGCAGATGGGTGGCACTGCTGGAGGTTATTCCGAGGCTGGAGGTCCAAAACAACGAGAAAAGAATCCGATTAATCCCACAGGGGATGATGATGAGGAAGGAGCAGATAACGCTGGTCGTCAAGCTCTGGCTTCTTCTGATATGCCTAATTCTCAGGCGTTCAGTTCTGGTGCGGTTATAGACCTTCCCGATGATGAGGCTAAGGAAAAGGGTGTAGAGAAAAATGCTACGGGTGGAGTTGGTACCGCTGGAGATGGTTCTCCTGCCGCTGGTGGTGTTGGAGGGGTAATTGCTCATAGCACTGTCTCTGACTCTACGCATGGTGGAGGTATGGGAGGAAACCAAGGTCGTGTACAGTCAGAAGGTAAGGGAACAAAAGTTAGAAATGATTATGATTCTAACTTAAGACCCGTTACCAAGTTAAAACCCCTTACCAAGCAACAGGATGCGAGTATAATCGGTACTTTTGAAGGTATTTCTACTCTTCCTAATGACGGAACCTCTACTGACAGGGCAAAAGAAAAGAATAGTATCTCTCGCCACACTTATGAGGAAGTAGAACGAGTAAACAGAGACCGTCGAGCCTCTGCGTTACCTCCAGAACAAACAGCCCTTGGTGAGGGAGGAATAAGTGTCTGGCTTTCTAATGATGATAATCCTCAACGTTTCTTAGCTGACGAGGATGGGGAAAATATTGAGCCAGATGGGACCAGAAAACGTACTATTATCCCTGATGGACAGGATACTACTCCCAAGATACGACCTCATTCTCCTAATTTTGACCCTGCTACTGAGCAATATACCAGTCTTTCTAGTGATGGAGGCTCATATTTTAAGAATTTATCCTCATATGTAGCTAAAAGTGCTGATTCTCCCAATGATTTTGATGGATTCAAGTCTTTAGTTCCTGACCCTATTATGAAGATGGATTTGGGTAAAACGCTCGTTGTAGGAGGCTGGGGAAGCGTTTATGTGGTTGATAGAGAGGGTCATCGTATAAATCTGGCCGGATTAGACAAGGCTTTGAAGAAATTCTTAGCAAATCCAGATTTCGCTAACGTTAATATTTTCCATAGTGGTATTCAGATAGGGAAATTGATACCCCAGTTTGTAGACCAGAAGGGTAAAATATGGAAAACCCATGTTAATAACAAGGGATTGTTTGCTGTAGTTGCTTTTAGAACTGATTTAGAAGTTTCCCGTAGGGCAATGTCAGAAGTTATCAAGGGTAATTTGCGTGGATTCTCCTTATCTGGGAACTCTAATCCCGAAACTAAAGAAATTCGTTGTGAACATGGAACATGCTGGCAAGAGATTATGGACTTAGAGATATACGAACTAACTCTTTGTCAGGAACCCATGAATCAAGACTCATGGATTACCGATATTATTCAGGAACCAGACCGAGAAGTATGTCCTGAGTGCTATGAAAGTCCAAGACAGCCAAAGAGGTATGATTCAAACTTACGACCAGTAGTTTAGAAAAGAACAGTTAAGGAGTGAAGTGTTATGTTGTTTGGTCATTGGTTTAATAATAAAGTTAATGATGAGTTGATGGATAGAGTCAACGTACACCGAAAAGTAATGCCTGTTGTTATGGATTTCGTGGATGCTTGCTCAGATGCAATTAATGATGATGGTAAGATTTCTAGAAAGGATTCTCAGCAGCTTATGAAGCATTACTGGAAAGTCATAAAATCGGTAGAAAAAACCTGATTTTTTATTTTTTACCAAAATCCTTTACAGACTAATTTTTACTACATATACTTATATAGTTGCGGACAGGTACCATAGGTTGGTATCTCTTTTTATCGGACAGGCGAAACTCTCTTAAAGGAGGAAAAATGAGTAGCAATAAAGAACAGCTTCTCACCATCCTGAAAGGATTGCGAGAGTATATTGCCAATGAGTACACCCTCAATGCCGATGGCTCTAAGGGCGGCGATTCAACCATGTCAGTGGACAGAGATATGGACTCTGACTGGACGAATAAGCTAGAACCCCTTAGTGGCGGTCAGGGCGGTGAGAGGGAAAAGTCATTGAGCAAGACTACTTCTGCAGCCAAACAGGGTACTAATCCATATTTGCATAAGCAGCAAATGGATGGAAATGGCGACCCAGAAGATGAAGATGCCGCTAAACTTCCGTTTAACGGCAACCTTGAGGATGATGAGGATGAGGATGACATCGATGAGAATATCGATGAGAACGAGAATGGCGAAGAGAACGAGATAATTGATGAGGAATTGGGATGGTACGAGAAGTCCGCAGACGGTGCCATACTGAATCTTCTGAAAGATGTCAAAGGTCTTCTTGAGACTCGTCATACAGAAAAAGCGGCAATGGCTGATATTCGTGAAGAACTCGATGAGATACGAAAAGGAATGCCTACTACCGTGGAAGCTGGTATCAAATCGGGAATGAAGGGTTTTGGTTTCACTCCCACTGCAGGTGAGATGAAGAGGGTCAATCCCAAGTCTAAGAGAAACAATAAGGTCTCTGGTCATCAACAGACTATTCGGAAGGCTGCTGTTCCTAGTTCTCCAATTGGAGTTGAGGGTGACAGTCTTGCGACCCTTGGTGACATCGGTGGTGATTCTGGTGAGCCTAATAGCGCAGTCGAACAGCAGAATCAGTTCGTTGACGCTGTTGAGACAATTCTCAAGACAAATGATGCCGATGACCTCCGAGGCACCTTTAAGAAAGTGAATGCCATGCGGGACCAACAGGGTTCCGTTGTTCCTTCTACTCTGTACTATCACAAGATAGGAGGAAACTAGGAAATGGCTAGCAATATAAATCTTTCCGAGTTCATCGCTGGGGCAGAGCGAAACCTTAGGCAGTCAATGCTTCCCCCAGGATATTTCGCAAAGCAGACTTATCTAAATACGAATGACGTTTTTGACGCTACGTATGGACGAAAAGTCTGGGATGCGTTGAACAACCAGACGCGATTTTGGAATATCATCCGAAAGGTCCAGTGGGGACCTACAACAGGTTGGCGTGTCAGGTCAGACCGAGGACCTGGACTCTCTGCACAGGATACAGGTTCGGGTACAGCCAACGTGCTAGCATCCCGTAGCCGCCCTGTTAGTGAGACTGGGGCACTCCCCATGATTGACTCGTCTGCATACCAGCGTGTTGACTCATTGCCAAGAATCGTTGCTTCGGCATTTGGCGTGAGCCTCGTTGGGCAGATTACCAGCGGTCTAGAAGGTGGTATGGGAGATAACCTTGCTGTGGAGCAGGAAGCTGCGGCTCGTGACCACATCAAGGAAATCAACCAAGAGCTTCTTTTGAGGGCTACCACCCGAATTACCAATGGTGGTGCTGCTTCTGGCACGGCTACCGTGCTTGATGCTTATGGAATGATGCGACCTGGGGATACCTTTGCTGAAGAGGACAGTGATACCGCTAAGACGTTCTACGGTAACGACTCTGATGGCACAGGTATTGTCTACTCAGGTGGTGCCAACCTTGGGGCTACAGGCGACGTTGCCTACGTTAAGAGTAGGGCTGGATTTACGTCCCTAGACGACGTT